ACGATCAGGCCAGCGGCATCGTCGCCGCGGCGAAGAAGAAGGCCGACGACCTCGAAGCGGTCGCAGCGGAAGCCGAGGAAGCCGCCAAGGTCGCGGAAAAGCGCGCCGCGCTGGCGCTGGCCGACGAGAAGGCCGCACTGGAACGGATCGCCGAGGCGCGCAAGGCCGCGCTCGCAAAGCTCGGATAGGAGTTAGGTCATGGCCCAAGGATTGATGTATACCGCCCGCTTCGAGAACGTGTCGATCACCGACGCGGCGCAGGACATTTGGGAACTGGTCACCGGCAACGTCGGCGTGCTGGTGCATTGGATCAAGCTGTCGTTCACCCCGACCATCACCTCCGGTGTCGCGCAGGACGTGCGCGGCCGGCTGCTCCTGTGCGAACGGTCGACGACCGGCTCCGGCGGCACTGCGGTCACGGCGAACGGCGTGCATCCCCGCAACACGGTCGCGGCACTGACCACCTGCACGCGCACGGTGACGACGCCCGGCACGATCGGCGATGTGAAGTGGGCAGATGGCTTCTCGATCATCGTGCCCTACGAGATTATTTTCACGCCGGATATGCGGGTGCCGATTCAGGCTTCTTCGGGCCGGCTGTGCCTGAACCTCGTGGCCGGTCTCGGCGCGGCGTACAACGCAAGCTCGACGATCTGCTTCGAGGAATTCTGATCGGCGCGGAGTGAGAGTCCAGAGGGCCGGGCGCCTGTGGCCCGGCCCTCTCGTTTTAGGAGTGGTGCATGGCCGATACCAAGATCAGCGCATTGACCGGCGTATCAGCCGTTGCCGATGCCAACGAGTTCGCGGTCAACGAGTCCGGTACGTCTAAAAAGGCGAGCGCATCGCAACTCAAGACCTACATGCGGACGCCGGCGGTGCCGACTGTCGTTTCGGTCGGGACCGAGTTTTCCAGCACCGGCACGCCGACCGCCACGCTGCCCGGAACGCACGCGGCCAATGACATCCTGATTCTCTGCATCATCACCAGCAATCAGGCATTTTCAACTCCGACAGGCTACACGCGGGCCGGTCCTGCGAACGGCATCGGTACGGCGGCGGCTGCCGGAGCGGTCAAGCTATTCGTTTTCTGGAAGCGCGACGGCGGGGCTGAGAGCGCGCCAACGCTTTCGGATTCCGGCGACTTCACCTATGGCGTGATGCTCGCGGTGCGCGGGTGCCATACGACGGGAGACCCGTTTACGTTGGGCGGACAGGCGTGGAAGTTTTCAACCTCGACGACCGGGACGGGGCCAATTTCCACGGTGGCCGGGTATAACCGCCTCATCATGGACATTTTCGCGCACCACGTGGATCAGGCGGGCGCGAACGCAAGCTCCCCGACGAACGCGGACCTGACCAGCGTCACCGAACAGTTCGACGACTCGACGACGGACGGGACGGGCGGCGGCATCGCAATCATCACCGGGACGCGGGAGAATCCGGGGACCATTGGCGCGACCACGCTCACATGGGCGACTACTTCTGCCGATGTCAGCACGCGGCTGCAATTTATCCCGGCTGATGACGCCCCCGCGCCGATCAACAATACGCCGGAAGTGCAGTTTTTCATCGGTTCTTCAGCCGATCTTGATGACACATGGGTCAAGCCGACCGGCGCTAAAAAAGTTTTCGTTCAGACCTGCGACGGCGGTGGGTCCGGTTCCAGCGGCAACACCACGACCACGGCCGCAGGCGGCGGTGGCGGTGGCGGCGGGATGTACGACGAGCAGTGGTATGAAGCCGGCCAGTTAGGTTCCACGGTCACACTGCACCCCGGCCGTGGCGGGGCCGCGACCACGGCTCTGAATCAGGCGGGCAATCTCGGGACGACCTCGTGGTTCGATACGGTGGGACCGTTGCGGTCGGGTATTCACGATGCCGGCACGGCGGCGACGGCGGCCGCCTCGGCGGACGGCGGCAACGGTGGCTGCGGATCGGGTCGCGGGACTGTGGCGGTTCTTACTACGCGTGTCACGCTTTCCAGCGCCAGCAACTCTGCTGCGCGCGGCAGGACCGGCGCGGCAGGCGGCTCCGGCACCACGGCGCCGACGGGCGGCAGTGTTGGAGACTGGGGCGGCGGCGGTGGAGAGTCCGGCGCGGATACGGATGCCGGTATCGGCGTGAACGCGAACGGCAACTCCAACTGCGGCGCTGGTGGGGGCTCAGGCGGGCGCACCAATACCAACATCTCTGCTTCCGGCTATGGTGGCGGCGCGTCCTCCGTCAATTCGGCGCAGGGCGCGGCAGGCGGCGATTCCAGCCGACTCCCGTATGGCGGGTCGGGTGGTGTGGGCGGCGGCTCGACGACCGCCGCAGGCGGGCAGGGCGGATTCCCCGGTGGTGGCGGCGGTGGCGGCGGTGGTGTCGCCAATGGATTCGGCGGGCGTGGTGGACACGGCTGTATCGTGGTGACCACGTTCTTCTGACATGGCCGACCGCTATCTACTTGAGAGTGGGGCGCCTGACGGGTATCTGTTGGAGGATGCTTCGGGCGTCCTGTTGTTGGAACAGGGCGACGGCGCATCCCCCCGACTCTGGCAATGGCGCGCGCTCCCGCTCGTTGCGCTCGGCTTCTTTGCGGTCGAGGAAGATACCCGCGCCAAGGATTACCGGCTGTTCTATGGCCGGAGCACGCCTGCCGCACCGACAGCGACGCAACCCTTCTGGATCAACCGCAAAGCGACGTTCCAGACAGTCGACGAGGAATACCGCGCCCCGACGCCATCGGCACTGCATCGCTACCGCACCGGCTACCAGACAGTCGGGCAACCGTGGGCGCTGCGTTACCGCCCGGCCAAGTCCCCGCAGGACATCGAGCCGGATGCCGCTCGCCTGCCGCTCGGTCGCCTGCACCTGTACCGGGTCGGCTACCAGACGGTCGGCCAGCCGTGGCACCTGCTGTACCGCAGGCCGCAGACGCGCATCGAGATCGAGGATCACCTTGCGGCCCGCGCTCCGAATCCGCTGCCGTTCCGGGGTGCGGCCCCGGTCATCGCGACGCCGGGCCAGCCGTGGTATCTCTGGCCGCGGGCGCAGGCCGACCAGACGGTCGAACCGGACGCCGTGCGCGCCAACTACAGCTTCGACTTCTTCTTCGGCGGCGAGCAGTCGGTGGTGCCGCCGGTGCTTGGGCAGGAGTGGATCATCCGGGCTCGCCGGCGCCGCGGGCGCTAGGGCCAGTAGCTTCACCCGCGTCCGCCTGACCACTACACTCGGGAGGCGCCATGTCATCTAGCAAGATCCAGATCGCCAACATCGCGCTCGGCTTCCTCGGTGAGCCGGCCCTCACCTCGCTGTCGGAGGTCTCGCTGCGCGCCGAGCAGGTAAACCTGCACTACGAGTCCGCGGTGGTCGACTGCCTCGGCAAAGCCGACTGGCGTTTTGCAGTGCAGAAGGATTGGCTGTCGCAGGACATCGCTACGCCGCAGAATGAATGGCCCTATCAGTACACGCTGCCGGCCGGCTTCATCCGGGTAGTCAAGCTGGAACCGCGGGCACGTTACGACATCTATGGAAGCAAGCTGTACGCCGATGCCACCGGCCTCGCCTGCGACTTCGTGAAGCGGGTCTCGGAGGCGAACTTCCCGACCACGTTCGAGACCTTCGTCGCCTGCGAACTCGCGATCCGCATGTGCATGGTCATCACCGGCGACATCGACCTGAAAGCCAGCCTCCAGAATGACCGGCGCTTCAAGTTCGCCGAGGCGCTGTCGGCCGACTCGCAGCAGCGCCCGAATGTCCGCTTCGAGCACGCGCCCTTCATCAACGTCCGATTCTGATGCCGCGGATCCAGACCCTCAAGTCCAACTTCACGTCTGGGGTGCTCGACCCGCGCCTGAAGTCGCGCGCCGACATCACGCACTACCATAACGGGGTCGAGATCGGCGACAACGTCATCATCATGCCGCATGGCGGGGTCAGGCGCCGGCCGGGCTCCAAGTTCATCTACGAGATCCCGCTTGCGGTCGCCGCCGACACGCTCCAGAGCGCGGCCTTCAGCTTCAACTCGACCGAGCAGCAGTACG